TGCTCTGTCTAACATTCCTTTCATTCAGTATTATAGGCTAAAAGCCATCACTTACTAGGTAAAGAAAGAAGACAAGTTAATTGAAATTAATATTCATTTAAGTTGTAATTAGGGAGTATCCTTCTCCTTGATTGTTTTTGTTCTCAATTTGTAACAAAACTCGCTACTACTCAGGGTAGTGGGAAAAACAAAGTTTAACCCCATTGTAAATCCTCTGAAGATTGTTAGCAGTAATTGAGAACGCCTTTCGTCCTGGTTTTACCAGGACTCATCGGTAACCCCGTAGAGATCACCGAAAGGCTCTTCGAAACTCTGGACGTAACACGCCGGGTATTCGGGTCTGGGCTCATACAAAAGCTCATCTATTGGCATGGGTTGATAAAAATCAACACTTTCACCAGTCAAGGGACATATAGTTTTCCTTGTAAGATGTCTTGTGGCCTCAGCCATTACACGCTGATTCTTTTTAATGGCTATTTCAAGTGCCTTATCAGCGTTGGTCCAAAGATCATAAAATCCATGAGTAAACAGCAGCTCAACAGTGGCTGCCTTGTACACTCTTCGATAATTTTCCTCAAAATCAACGACTTTGTCGTTGCTCAATAGAGCTTTGTAGTGAGTTGATCCTTTGTCCAATCCGTTCGGTCGTAATTTCGTCCGTAAGACTTTTTGATGCATAAGCCACTCTTGTGGATCTTTCATTGAACTTGGTTTGAGATCAGTATTGGTGCCCATATTAGCACGTATTACAGAGGCCTTTCTTCTGTCCTCATCTGAAATCTCATCTTCCCTGTCGATAGGGAGGCCTAAGCCTCCTAACCATGCAGGTAACCACCAAGATAGTCCGGAATCCCTAAGAGCAACAAAATGTTGTCTTATAAAACTTCTTTTCAAGTCAGGCCACATGTTGTCTGGGCAGGTACGTTTGAGGTCCATACATTTCGCTCCAAGTAAATGAGCAGAATTAATGATGGTTCCATCTTTCCCACGACCCAGTAACAAACCCATGTTTATTGCCTTTCGTTGCCTCCATAATCCCTGTTCATCATCAAATTCATAGATGGTGGAATTTATTGTACAGAAGGTACTTGAAAAATAAGTTTTTCCCACGCTGGACTCTAAACCAGCCATTGCCGTCATTTCTTCCCAAATGGGTCGAATGGCTCCAACATACCCTTTAAACACGCAGTCA